AGGGACGCAGGTTCTCGGGGGATATGAACACAGCATTAGGCAACGTACTGTTAATGTGCGGCCTAGTGTGGACGTACGCCCAGGAGCGCAGTGTCCCAATAAAACTTATCAACAACGGTGATGATTGTGTCATTTTTTGTGAGCAGCGGGATCTATCCAAACTAATGATTGGATTTGATTCGTGGTTCATAGAGTTTGGGTTCAGAATGACGGTGGAAACACCAGTTGTAGAACTAGAGCAAATAGAATTTTGCCAAATGCACCCAGTCGACACACCAACGGGATACACCATGGTGCGTAACATACGCACTGCATTAGCAAAGGACACCATGACAGTTCTGCCAGTGAACAACGAGGCTTCGGCCAGAGTATGGTTCAAGGCAATAGGACAATGTGGTCTGAGCTTAGTGAGTGGTATCCCCATGATGCAGGCTTTTTATCGCATGTATGACAGACAGACAAGTAAGCAGACGAAGGTGGATGAACATGGCGCAATGCAGACTGGCATGGCTATGTTGGCAAGGAACATGAAGCATAAATATGCAGAACCCACCACCGCATCGAGATACTCATTCTGGTTGGCATTTGGGTTTACCCCAGATGAGCAACGAGCATATGAAAACAAGTTTGAAAACTACCAAATAGATTATAGCAAAATTGTGCCGGCTGATTATAACACAGTCACACATTTCGAGTTATAATCAAAGATTTACAGGAAAACCCATTCCAATAAGATAGGATGTCAGTTAGATATCACGGTAAATATTGTGGACCAGGATGGTCGGCTGGTAAATATCAGCAAAGCGTTAAGAGCGGAGTACCAGCAGATGATGATTTCGATGCAACATGCAAGGAACATGATGGTGCTTACGCACACCCTACAAACAGCAATGCAAGAAGCAAGGCTGATGACAAGTTCTTTAGGCAGAACATTGGTGGTGGTCCGAAGAGGGCTATTGCGGCGTTGGCGGTCAAGGCAGCGTCGAAGATAATGCGTGCACAGGAAAATAATCCACAAGGATTGAGATTCCGAGGCAGCCACAAGCCACCAAAGAAGGGAAAATCAGCAGTAAGTAGGGCACGGGCGCGTCTTGACCAGCGCACACGATTAGCGCAAGACGGCCAGATGATTAATTCAATCACTAAATTATTAATCAACGAGACCCCAAGTCCAACAATGAAGAAAACAGCAACAAGCAAATATAAGAAAAACAACACCATCTCCGCGGCTCCAGTAGCCATGAGCAGAACAGTGCGAACGAAAGCACCAGTGACAAGTACTAAGAAGGG